GTCGAGCATCACCGGCGTCAGTGTTGGATGGCGTGATGCCGGTGATGCTCGACCAGCCGCTCAACTGGTTGTTGTTATCATTCGTTTCCGTTGGCGTCGTGCCAGTCATCATGAGCGCGACTGTGTTCAGCCCATCCGCCGCGATGGGGTCAGGTTCCAGCGCCCACGTCGAAAAATCGGAACTGGGAATGAGCGGCGTGTAGGGGAACAGGTTGCCGCGCCAGTCACTCACGATGGACTTGTTACCGGCGGTCAGGTCGATGGTGACGGTCTCGCCGGCATTGATGTAGAGGTTGAACGTCATTGTTTTCGCGCTGTCCGTGTTCTCGATCCATTGCAATGTGCCAGGGCCGGTGAGGGTGAAAATAGGAAAGGACTCAAAATCACCATCAATGTCAATCCCAGTGGATGTTGGGCTTGATACAACTGCTGTCCCGGTGGTGTCAAAGCCCACGTAAAGATTCGCACCGAATAATCCGATAGCATAAACAAGCGGAGTACCCGGAAAATCAATATCCAACTGAGCCCAACTTGTTCCATTCCACACGGCAACACGGTCAGCCAGCGAAAGTCCTCCTGCAGAAGTGAAGAGTCCACCGGCATACAATAGTCCATCCGAAGAAACAGCCAGAGACCAACAAGCTGCGTTGACACCGGAGCCGAGAGGTGTCCAAACAACACCATTCCATTTCGCTATATTGTTGGCAGAAACACCGCCGATTGTTGCAAAGATTCCACTTGCGTAAATGGTTCCATCTGGATGCTCTGCAAACTTATAGACATCAACTGCATTTGTATTACCGACGCTAGCCCAAGTTGTCCCATTCCAAGAGGCAAGTCCATCCGTGTTGGCAACGCCGCCCATCGAGGTAAAATCTCCACCAGCATAAAGCGTTCCACTTTTTGCTATAAGAATTGCTCTCACGGCATTGTCCGCCCCGCCGGTTCCTAGAGCCGACCACGCACTGCCGTTCCAGCGAGCAATTCGGTTTGCCCCCACGCCGCCAATTGTGGTAAACGTTCCCCCGGCGTAAATGTCCCCCGTAGTTGGATGAACAGCCAGCGCGCGTGTCGAGCCATTCGGAGCAGTGCCAGTTGTATTCCAAGCTGCTCCATCCCAATAGTCCAAGCGATTGGTTAATCCCCCGGCATAAACTTTTCCATCTGGCCCGATTGCAATTGTAAGTACATTTGTTGCAAACCCCGCCGCTAAAGCCGACCACGTACTACCATCCCATTTCGCAATTCTATTTGCTGCTACGCCACCGATACTTGTAAATGCACCACCTACATATACATCGCCATTCGGAGCAATCGCCATAGTATAAATATCACCATTTGCCCCGCCGCCCATCGAATTCCATAGTCCGTTGATCTTCCCGGCGATATATGCCACGCTCAGGTTCTGATACGTGGCCAGGTTGGCGGATTGATCCGCGGCTCCATACCACAGCGGATCGTACGCCACGAGCCGCACGACCGCGTTCTGTTTCGTCTCTTCCGTCCCCACGTCCTGGGTCGTCGTGGACAACAGAAATACGTTCAACTCGCGAACCCGTTCGTTGAAAATAAAGCGAAATACGGACGGCGCGGGCGGATCATCCAGCGTCCGATTCCAACGCAATGCCTTCCACAAGCGCGCCCGCAACTCGTGCAACTCCGTGCGCGTTTTCGCGTTCAGTACGCCCGTGATCGTCACCACGCGCGGCTGAATCGAAATACTCTGCAAGAGTGCGCCAGGTTGCCGATACAAAACCTGGGTCTGATGCTGAATCGGCGGCAGTTCCCCACCATCGAAGAACCCGATGTCTACCGCATAATTCGGCGGCGCGAACTCGAACGTCCAACCATCCGGCGTAACGATCTCATAGCGTGGATTGTGAACGGTCGGGTTAGGCATGGTTCCACTTCCCGCCATAAAGATAAGTGGGATGAAAACGATCCAGTGCATAAATCCACCTCATGCTATCCCCCACCCTGCGCGAGCGACTTCATAATCCCGAAATCGGAAATTAACGTCGAGGTCGGCGCGAGCGAACTGATATTCAGGTTGTAATAATTGTTGGTGATCGCGCTGGAATTGACGAACGAACTCCCAGCACCCGCTCCCGCAAATGCCGGCATGAGTTGCGACGGGAAAAGCCCACCGCCGGGGAGATAGTTTTTCCACGGGTTCAAGTCCTGCAAACCAAGCGGTCGCAATACGCTGTCCAGTGCATATGCCAGAATCGTACCGAACGCGTTCACCACCGCCTGGAGCGGCGCGATGATCAAACGATCTGCTAGTGCCTGCAAGATGCCAACCGCTGTGTTGTAAACCTGCAACAGGAAATAGCCAACGTCTCTGGCCGCGTTCATTGCGTTGCCGATCACGAACCCAATGGCATCGCGGATATTGTTCGGTGACAGAAACGCGAACTGCGCGGCAATTTGGTCACGAATCCCAGTGACTAGATTAATGATGGCGTTCATCACCGCACCGCCAACGTTCAGCGCGTTGTTGAGCGCAGTCGTGATGGCGTTGACAATGCTTGTGCCGACCGCCGACCAATTCAAATTTTGGATTGCGGCAATCGCGTTGTTGAACGGCGCGAGCAGCGTGTTGAGGATACTTGTGGCTTGATTGGAGATCGCGGTCAGGATCGCGATTAGTCCAGCGACGACAGTATTCCGCAAAATGTCCCATGCGCCGCTGAAGATGAGTTGAATGCCTGACCAAATGCCACTCATCATCTCCTGCCAGTCCGCGCCGGCTGCTTCCATATCTCCGCTCAATATATCCAGCGCGACCTTGACGATGCCTTTAATCGCCGACCACGCCACGGTAAATATCCCCTCGATTTGCTTCCACGCGCCACCGATGATTTTCTCGATTTCCTCGTGATGGTCTTCAATGAATTTCTGAATCGTGGTGACGATGGGCTTGATGATCTTATCCCATATGAAATCCCAGGTCTGCTGAATCTTCGTTTTGATATTATCCCACGCCTTCGCGAGTTTCGGCTGAACCTCGTCTCGGAATTTGTCCAATTCCTTGAAAATCTTGATGAGGATCGGCGCGATGATTTTCCATGCATCCTCAATGAACTTGGAAATTTGCTTCCAGGTCTTCGCCGCGTCCGCCTGGGTCTTTTTCTGCGTATCGATGAGACCGAACAGGAATTCACCTAACTTTTCCAGAATCGGCTTGATAATCTTCCACGCGTCGGAAATCGCCTTCGAGATTTTCGGCCAGTTCTCCTGCACTAACTTAATGATATCGCGAATGAATGGTATCAAGTTTTTCTGAATCCATCGACCCATATCAATAAGCGCAGGTAGCGCTTCTTCGATAATCCACTTGCCGATATCGCGTAGAGCCTGATTCAACGCGGGCGCATGTTCCTTAACCCAGGTTGAAAATGCCGGCAGAATGTCCTTCGTGATCACGGTTGTCAAATCTTTCAGGATCAGCAGAATCGCTATGCCGATTTGATTCCAAATGCCCTCTAAACTCGCGCTTAAATCTCGTTGCGCGATTTGCAAATCAATCGCCGCTTTGACCTGTTCATCAGTTAGCTTCAATCCCTTTTCATCAACGATTTGCAAAGCTTGTTTGATATCTATGTCTTGATTTAAGAAATCATGGAACTTACCACCCGATTTGCCAAATAATTCCATTTCGAGTGCGCTTTTTGCTGTTCCATCCTTCATTTGTTTAAGCGAGGACTGAATCTCTGGCAGAACTTGCTCAAAGGTTTTCAGATTCCCTTTAGTGTCAAAAGCACTGATTCCTAGTTTCTTCAGGGACTGTTCAAAGGGAGTCAACTCTTTTTTGCCAGTTTTCAGACGGTCATTAGCGGCATCCAGTCCGCGAATAAAAAAACCGAATCCCGATGAACCTTCTTCAACGGTCAAGCCAACCCGCTTCATCAGGAACGCCCAACCGCCGGCTTGCTCCGCGTTCAAGCCAAATTTATCTCCAAGCGAATCTAAATCATTCGCAATAGAATTTGTTACATCCAAGCCAGTCTTTGCAGCAAGAGCAAAGCCAGCAACCGCCGCTGCCGCCGCCGTGATTCCAACCGTTAGCGCGCCCGCCGCAATCGTCGCGACGGTTGACAGACCTGAGCCCAGCGCGGTGGAGGCGCGCTCCATTACTGACATACCCGTCGCGCCTTCCTGGGTTTTGCCGGTCGCCTGGTCAACCCCGCGTATATACGCCGCGAGTCCGCGTTGGAAATCCGCGTCCCGTAGGACAGCCTCTAAACCTATCTGTTCGGTTGCCAATTTACCGTTTACCCTTCAGATTACTTTTTCTCAATTCATCCTCGGCTTGCTGCGCGTCCCAGGATTCCATCCGCTGCCGCGTACGCCGCGCTTGGATGGCGTACGCTTTATCCTCTGGATTCCATTGGTCGAACTCACTCAACGGTATTCCCAGTTCGTTGGCGAGACTGGCTTGCTCGAACCGTGCCGATGCTTTCCACTTGCTCAACCGCAACGGCAGTTTCTTTATTTCCATCCCGCCCCAGTGAACGTCGAAACGATGCCTCTACTTGGTCGAGCAAGTCCTCCGGCACGCCCGAGACGCGCATCACCCCGACCACCATCGCCTGGTAATCCGCCACGCTTCCCAGCACCTCGGTTTGCAAATAGTGCATTCGTTTTTCCATTGGGTCTTGGGGGATTGCGATGCCAGCGAATTCCTGCTGCTTTTCCCAATCCGTATCGCTCGGCAACTCGACCGAAATCCCGCGCAACAAAATCAGGCGCATCAAACTACGCTGCGATTCGTCGTTCCAAGTTGTAAGTTTCGTTTGGAATTCTGACCACGCCGCGCGGTCCGCCTCCGTTTCCAGCGTCGTCCCGTCGTGCGCGTGGATTTCGGAATTGCCCGCGAGGGATTTCACTTCGTAGGTTGGCGGTAGGGGCTTTTTCGCGTTGAGCGAGGACTGCAACGCGTCGATCAGGGTCGCGATGCCGTTGAACGTCACTTTGACGCCGCGACTCGTGGTATATGTCCCCGACCCGTTCGTACCGAAAAGGTCTGACATGATTTTGCTCTCCTATTGAATTCCTGCCGAGAGGGACACGCCCGGAGAGCAACCAGCGCGCCCCCTCGGACAGGCTCACAAACTTTATCCCGAAACGCGAATCACAACGCGAATCTCGGATTACCCCGAAACGCGGATTACGACGCCGGTTCCGCCTTGCACTTCGCCAACCGCGAACGCCGTATTCTCATCGATTGCTACAACCGCATTCAGACCCAGGTTCGTCGGGGTCGTGATGCGTTCCCAGGATATCCCGCCGTCGAGGGTGCGGTGAATCGTTCCCACCGGCGCGCTCGTGTTGTGGATCATAAACCCGACCAGTTCATTCTCCGGCGCAAAGTCCGCGTCGCGCACCGTGCCAGTGGTTCCCTGGCCGGTAAATATGACGCTCGTCCACGTATCGCCGCCGTCGAGTGATTTCCACAATCCATCGCCGCTCGCGCCGACGATCAGCATGTCCTTCGACAGCGTTTCGAGCGCGAAAAGATTGTCCGCGGATGATGGGGACGTAACCGCGCTCCAGTTATCGCCGCCGTCAATGGTCTTGATGATGGTGTCCGTATTGCCAACGGCGTAACCGTTTAGCACGTCGAAGAACGACACGGCGTTCAACGGACGCGCCAAGCTCGCCGTCAGTGCGCTAGCTTGCGAAGCCCAACTCGCGCCGCCGTCACTGGAAAAATACACGCGGCCGTGACTCGTCGCGAACCAGATGTGCGACTTGTCCAGCGCGAACAGCGCGGCGGAATGGGTCGCGCCTTCCCAGGCCGTTGCGCCGACCGTGACGGTCGTCCACGTCGCGGCGTCGTTATCCGAGTACGCGACTTGTGCATTCCCGGCCTTTTGACCGCTCGCCACTAACAGGCGATACGTATCCTTGTCCACCTGGAAACGCACCGCCGAGAGAATGTCGCCACCAGTAAACGGTGATGGCACCGCGCCGGTCGCGTTCGCCCAGGTCGAACCCTTGTCCGTGGTGAGCCACACGTCCGCATCGCTCGGCGGCGAAGCAACTCCGCCGTCTGTGACAATGAAGCCGTTGTCGTCGCGCTCGACCGTTGGACCGCAGTCGCCGGCGCACTCATCGAGCATGTCGAAAACGATGTCATTCAGCGCGCGCGTTTCCGCAATCGTCTGGCGCACCGCCGTGATCTCGCGAATCTCGTAAATGCCCCAGTAGGACAGGTCGAGTACGCGCAAAACCTTGTCATCCGTTTCCATCTTGACGAGGTTCTGACGATTGCGATTCGTCACACGGGCATGATGCGCGATAGTTCCCCGAACATAGTTCGGGAAAATCCCGGCTTTGCCGCAGTTGCGCGTCATGGCGTAGAGCGCAAACGTGCAATTCTTCAGACGGTCGATCACGTCCGATTCCGGGAACATCAGCGCGGTGATATTGCTCGTCGCGAGCGCGGGCGCGGCGCGCGTCGAGCCGATGATGCGGGCGAGCCCATCCGTGCCGCGACAGTAGATCGGCGTCTGGTCACCGACGGGCGCGGGCAAGTCTCCCAGGTCGGCGCATCCGAAATACTCTGGCGCGGCGTCCGGGGAGAGTTGCAGGAATAGACTGCCCTCTGAAGATTTCAATGGTTCCGACATCGTAGCCTCCTCTACTTGATTCTGTGTCCGCTTTTTTCAGCGGCGATGGATAGTGCCTTTTCGATCGCGCGTGTATAGCGCGGCTGCCACTTTTTTGCAATCACTCTGGTAAAGTTTCTCGCTTTCGTCCCAGGATGCCTGACCTCTTTCGCGAATACCGGGTTCTTACCGGGCGATCCAGAGGTAGATTGAATCACGCCGACCTGGGTCTTCGGCTTGCCACCCGTTTTGAAAAACAATTGCTTGCCGCGTTTCCTGGGCCGAATGATATGTTTGCGCGTGCCCTTTTCAACGTAACCGAAAATCTCGTCAGTCGTTGTGACCGAGGTCTGAACCTCACCACCTCCCAATCTGACCTCGCTCTCGAATTTCGGTCGATGCTTCCACGTCTCAACCGTCTTGATGTAATCAAGCAGCACGTCGCGGCGAATTTGCTCTGCGGCGGCGCGCACCTCGTCGCGGAAAATAGATGACTTAAATTTCGTCTTCGGCATGATGGCTCTAACCGCAATCATGCCTTTTCAATCCAATGCCATGTGCCAATGTGATTGCGATCCTGATCATCAAATCCGCAATCCTCAATTGGCATTATGCCACCTTGAGGTGGGAATATACATAACGCCACACTCCCTTTACTATCCAAAACATCAACTACAATTGCTGCAAGATGTTTTATACCACGTCCATCATGGTAATTTTTGACATAATGAACCATTCGACCGACTGTTAATCCTTCCATAGAATTCCTTTCACGCGAATGCCATCCCGCGCTGGAGTCTCATCGCGTTGGCAAACCGCCACGCAATCCACGCGCCATCGGACAATCCGAAGTCACAGTTCAGCCGTTCACTGGTCAGCGTCCCCGGTATCACGCGGTCGCGCGTCCACGCGTCGTTGGCGAATCCGCATCCACACGGTGGATTCGGCATCTTGGAATGCGCGAGCCGCACGACGGCATCCTCGGCTTGCAAGGTCATCGGATTGAGACCAGCTTTATAGTTCAGTCTTACGAGAGTTGGATTTTCACAGTAGCATGTCAGACAATCGGCTGTCCATGCTTCGCCGGAGAACGTCGCTGGCAAAACGTCCAACGTCCCCACCTCGCGATTGACGATATATTCGCACGCCGTCACGGAATACTCACCGCACGTTCCGCAGCACCCCGCGCAATCGCAATCGCACGTCACGGTCTGGCGGTGCGGCCAAATCAAGCCCGCCTGAATCGATGGGTCATTGTAGACTCGTTTCACATCCACGGTCGCAGTGTAAATCGTCGCATCGTTGTAATCCCAACCGTCGCTCGGATTGTTGAAATTCTCCGGCTTAATGAGGCGACACCAGGGAATCTGGATCGTGACGTTGCCGCCCGAAATCGAAACGTCACTGGGAACGATTTCGCGATTGCTCCCCGCGTAGTAGACTCTGATTTCCGATTCATCCGTGACCGTCGTCGCAACCGTAACAGACGCTGGGTCAGCCGCGTAATTGACCGCCGTTGCGCTCGCGACGACCGACGTATTGCGAAATCCCACGTCAAGCAACTTGCCCCAGCGCGTGTGTACGGGGAACGAATAGTATTGCTGCTCGTCGGTGAACCAACGCGGGCAAAGCGGATAGCCCGTGACGCGTTCGATTTCCTCCTGCGCCTCGGCGAGATAGCGCGCGATGCGCTTGCGCTGGTTCTCCGTCCAAATCGGATTGCATCCATCCGCTGGCGTTCCGTCGTTCAAGCCCCAGAACTGATTCTCATCCAGTTCGAGAATTTCCGCATAACGCGGGAGCGATATGCACGCGCTGGGTAACGCGAGCGGAATAACCGTTGAGACCCCGCCGCCCGTTCCGCCCGAAATGTCCTGTTCGATGCGAAACGTATCGCCGTTGTAGACGAACTCGACCCAGTAGTTGTAGGTTAGCCCCTGCGCGGGATCGGTGAACGTGTACTCGTAGTTTCCGACAGAGATATTGGTCAACGCCTGACCCGCTGCGACCACGACCGCGAGGTTATCCGTACGGCGCACGCCATAGGTTGCCGTTGGATCACGCAACACGACCGAAGTCGCGTTCGTCAGAATCGCGCCAACTCGCAGAGTGAAATGGATTGCCGTTGTACTCACGAGGTATGAATCTCCGTGATTTCAGCATTGAGCGTCACAATCGTGCCCGGTATTTCCGACACAACCTGCCATTTGTAATCTGCCGGGTCTGCGCCCGCTGCCGTAATGTGGATTTGCAACTCACCTAGCGTGTTCGTATGCGCCGCCGTCAGAGCCAGTTTATACAATCCCTTCGCGTTGACCGCATCGATTTCCGTAACAGTCGGCGTGATCAGACCCGGCGCGGCTCCAGCTTTGCTGGCGTAGATGGTCAGCCCGCCGGCGAGTCCGGTTTTGCCGGTGATGTGATCGGTTGAATCAATGACGAGCACCGTAATATCGATTGCGGTAGATTGTTTGAGATACCCTTCCATTAGCTCGGACTCCGTGACCCCACACGCCTTTGCAATGTGCGCCGCATTAGAATCACCCCGGCACCAGTCGAGGTGAGAGTTACCGGATAGCCGGTCAGACCATACACACCATTTGCCAAATTGAGCGCACGCGAGGTCAATAGTGAGTTTGGTTGACCTACGAGTGCATAAACACCTGGCTCTACGTTGAGCGCGCGCTCGGCTATCAGTTGCGCAATCTTTCCATCCAGCGTATACATTCCCAGGTTCACCGCGAGGGTCCGCGCGATGAGCAATGCGGCGTTCTGCCCGGCGATAGTGTACGCGCCCGGCTCGGCGTTCATCGAGAATGCCCCAGGCGTCCCAATCGTGAATTCTGCCGCAAAGCCGGTGAGTCCATACGCGCCCAGGAGCGCGGCGAGTTGCTTGTCCTGCAACAACGTGGCAATCTTTCCATCCAGCACGTAACTCCCCGCGCTCGCGTTCGTCATTCGCGCGACGAGCAACTCAGCCAACTGCCCGGCGAGACTATATACACCTGGGTCTTCAGATAACAACCGATCCGCGAGCGTTCCCGCCGCCGCGCCAGAGTCTACGTATGACCCCGCCGCGAGGTTAGCCATGTAGGTGCGGAGGAAGGTCGCGTCCTGTCCGCTAATGACGAACGATCCCGCCGCAACGTTAAGGTTGTAACCCTTTGACAGCGTTGCCGCCTGTCCAGTCTTGGTATATGCACCCGCCGCGAGGTTGAGCAAACTTGCTTTCAACGTGGTCGCCGCCACGCCGCCGAGTGCGAAACTGCCCGCGGCAATGTTGAGCGTGTAACCCGTTGATGCCAGCGCGACAGAGAACGCAATCAGGGCTCGCTCTTTCACGGTCGGTGATCCGCCCGCCTTCTGCCAGTCGAAATTAATTGCCCGCGCCGCTCCACTCGTCAGCGAGCGCAACGACATTAGGTGAAAAATGCCAAAGTTCGTGTTGGAATTATTTACATTGTCCGGCGCATCATCACCGTAGTTCGGGTCGCTGACCAATCCGCCGCCATCGGGATTGATTTGCAGGCGCGACACCACGCTGTCGGTCGTGAGGGGAGCGACCAGCGCGTTCGCCAGGATAACCCAATTGCCCGTCGCGCTCGGATTAGGCGAGAGCGTCTCGACGGTCGTCCACGATGGCGATGTGGCAGGCGTTGATGTTCCAGCAGTGTACGCCGCCGCGCTTTGCGCGAACTTTGACAGGTTCAGCGCGAAAATCCGGGATGAGATAACCGACGTACTCGCCGCCGATTGCGTTTGCAACGTGAACGTGTGCGATGCGTTGGTTGGAACGAACGCAACCCAGTACCCCACTGAGAACTGGTCGTCGGTATCCTTTGACAATCGACTGTCTGCACCGTAGTAAGTCGGACCGACTGAGTCCTCGATACGCAGAGAATGCGCCACACTCGCTGCACCGACGACGCTGACCGCGTGGCCGATGAGCAGCCAGCGATCCGACCCATTCGCCGTAAGTGTGACCGTCGCACGATTGGTGTAAGTCGCCGCATCAGCACCGTCTGTGGTGATTTCATTCCACTTAAAATCCGTGTTCTCAACGAAGTCATCGCTCAGCTTGATGGCGATGATGCGCGAGAACTGGTGCGTCATTACATTTGTGCCGTCTGAATTGTTAAACTGCAACTTCACCAATTCGGTCGTGCCGGGCTGCGTGAAGCGGTAGAGATATAATTGCGTCAACCGTACGTCCGTTGCCGTCATTTCCGTTGCCGAGACCGCATCGGTAAATTCGGTCGGTGTCGTGCCATGCACCAAGCGCGTGCCCGCCAACTGGGTTGATGTGCCTTTCATACTGATTATGGCAACGATGAGATATTCCTTGTTCGCGGTGAAACTACCCGCCGCGATGGTCGCGCCATCAACCCAGGTCGCGCTATTCGCTGTGTTCTCGGTTACGTTGACATTATCAAGGACTTGAGCATCAGCCATCTAAACTGATGGACCTAATCCGGTGATTTCCGTTTTGAGCGGAATCGGGTCAATGAGCATTTCGTAATGCTTGCGTTGGCAGACCTGGCATTGCCGCACGGTCATCGTTGCACCTTGCACCTTGTCTTCACGCTGCTCGATCACCGCGAGGTTATCGGGATTCTTGCAACACTCATTGACTTCGCTCATTTCCATCTCCCTTTATGCCAGGGTGAAGATCGTCCCAGGATTCGTATTGTTGAACTTGGCGGTAAATGTCTCGCCGTTATTGAGCGTGACCGTCGAGCCGTAGTCCCACCACGCGATCACTGGCCGTGTGCCCGCCGCGCCAGCGGTGATATTGTAGAGAACTACATAGCGGAAATTTGCCATCGCCGCCGGTCCCGCGGTCCACACCACCTGATTTGCGGCGAGCGTATACGTGCCGCCAGATTGCGAGTTGGTCGTGATGGTTACGCTCTCGCCATCTTCAGTATAGCCGTTGCCGGACGCAATTTCATTAATGTTGGAAGTGGCGATTAACTGATTAGGTGATGGAGTCGTATTCACATCGGCATCAGCGGCGTTGGGCGGTGTGGGTGCGCCGGGAACGAACAGCGACAGTTTGAGTGTATTGGTTGAGAGGTTGTGTACGCCATTCGCCAAATCCTCGACGAACTGGTTAAATTTATTGTAGGTTGCCATTGGTGATTACTCCTTCTCTAACTTTTGCAGTAGAGTCTGTGCGCCGGCGATTGCAAGCCACCATTCCCAATGATTGATAATAACTGCGCCCAGCAAAGCCAGCCAAAATCCGATGCACAACGGACATTGGACTCCGCGCGCGACCCAGTGCGATTGCTCGAAATGCGCGAACTTGCCAATGACCCAACCGCGCGATCGCGCAAACACGTCGAACAATCCGTCTTCGAGCGCGATCATTCGCGCCACGCGATACACCGCGAGCGCGGCGATGATGAACTCTATCACGCCGCAACCTTTTTTCGCGCGCGTATCGCCGTGACTTTTTCCTTGACGATCTCAGGCGGCGGAGTCGGCGCGAGCGGAACTGGCATCACCGGCGGAGCGACCTGCACCCGCCGCCACATCCCAGTCGATTCGAGAATCGTCACATCCTCCGGCAGCGCGTCCACGAATTTGAACTCGGCCATCAGTCCACCAGAATATGGATGTTTATTGGCGTAATACGTTACGGGCGCGGCGCGCGTGCCGATGAACTGCATCCGCACAAAACCATTTTTCTGTGCCTGGGACGCGGACACGCTCGCGCTCACCGCCTGGATCGAATTGCGCGCCTTGACGTTTCCGCCACAACAGGGAGTCATAGCCTTCTTTCCTCCGATGAAATCCTGATAACGGGACTTTATTTCCTTGACCAGTTCCGCGTGGCTCGGGCGCGCCTTGATGCTCCGCCGCCCGGCGAAATGACGATAGGTGACGAGAATTCGGTTGAGCGGCGTACCGCAGAATCCCTGCGTACCACAGCGCAAAAAGAAATCCCAATCCTCGAAGCCGATCATGGTCTCGTCGAACTGAATCGCGCGTGCGTCTTCTGTTGCAATCAGCACGCTGACGATGTGCTGCCCGCGCTTGAACCACGCGTGCGCGTCGTACTCCGGCGCGTCGAAATCCTGGGTCGTGCCGTCGGGCTTGACAACGTGCCAACCCGAGTAAACGTAACTCGTTTTGTTCTTGGCATATTCGGCGAGCATCAGCGTCAGCGCATCTGGATTGAGAATATCATCCGCATCGAGGAAAAAGACGAACGGCGCGCGAGCATATTTCAATCCGAGGTTACGCGCGCCGCCTGCGCCCAATTTCTTCGGCGCGGCAACGATGCGCGCGTACGGCGCGCCGGGGATTCGCTCGACCTCCTCACCGCTATCATTGACCACAATCGCTTCCCAATTCTGGAACGTCTGTGCGACGAGCGAATCGAGCGCATCAATCACGTAACGTGTGTGACCTTCGCCGAGCGGAATAATAACCGAAATCAGAGGATTCTCGCGATGGTAGACCTTCGGGCTTTCGACGGGCGCGGCGAACGGGATTGCGATATTACTGGGAATCCCCAACTGATTCGCGCGCAGTCGTTGCATCCCATCTTGGGCATTGTGCGCAGTCGCCCAGGGGAAATCCGCCGTCCAATCACCGTCAATATCTGGATAGGTTTTTCGCTCTGTTGCGCTCTTACCATCTGCGCGGAATCGCCATAGAATCGTTGTCTCTTCCGTGACTTTCATCGCGCGAAATCCGAACGAGGTCGCGCGACACCATAACTCCGAATCTTCGGCGCGCCACATCCGCTCGCGGTAGCCGCCGACCTGGGTCAGAACCTCACGACGTAGCATCGCGGCGTAGTGTAGCTGATTCAGGTGCGCCATTTGCGCGAGATAGTTGAAATGAACTGGGAAGGGATTCTTTTGCCGCGTCTGTCCATCCTCGGAAATCAGGTCGAGCGAGCCGTAGGCGATGTGCAAATTCGGATCGCGGTCGAGCGCGTCGGTCAAGAGCCTGAGCGCGTCGAGCGGTAACTGGTCGTCCGCATCGAGGTGGATGATGTATTTGCCGTTCGAGTTAGCGAATCCATAGTTGCGTGCGCGCGAGAGTTTCAGATTTTCGTCAGAGCGCAAGGAAATAAATCGTTTGTCCTTCCGCGCCCATTCCTTCGCAACCTTCGGCGTCTCATCCGCGCTCGCATCGTCCACCATGAGACATTCCCAATCCGTGAACGATTGCGCCGCAACGGAAGTCAGTGCATCCGGGAGATATTTGGCGAGGTTGTGGCAAGTGACGATAATCGAGACCTGGGGCTTAACGCGAAATCCGCGTAGAACCTCGGCATAGAGCATCGCGTACTGCTCGATCTTATCGCGCCACTGCCAGCGCGCTTCTACGTCCGCGCGCGCGTTCTCGGATAGCCGCTTGCGCTCGGCGAAACATTTGCGAACGCAATCCGCCAGCGCGTCGTAGTCTCCATAGTCCGCGAGATAGCCGGTCTCACCCTCGCGAATGATTTCGCGCTGACCGCCGTACCGCCAACCAGCAACAGGAACGCCGCTGGCTAATGCCTCCAGCGTGCCGATGCCGAACGTTTCCCGCGCGGTCGCGAGATAAACGCCGGCGTTTTGGACGTAAGGTTTCATTTGCGAGTACGGCAAGCGTCCGATGGTCTTGACGTTCGCGAAGGACTTGTTGCCGAGCGTCGAAAAGAACTGCACATCGGTCGTTCTCTCCGCGAGGTGAAACATCTCGTTCGGATCGCTCACCGCATCGTAACGCGGTTTGTTCCATAGAACGTAGCCGCCGTGATCCTGGGTCGGCTGCCACTCGGAAACCTCGACGCCGTGATGGATCGTTCGCACATCCTTGAGAATCCCACGGGAATACGCTAGTCTGACCCATTCGCTCGGCACGGTCACAGCGTCCGCGCAGACCAGCGTATCGATAACGTGCCGATTCCAATTCTCTTCGCTGTTCCACCACTTGTAATCCGACCAGTACATCCCGTGTGAGTGGGAAACGAACGGCGCGCCGGGTTTCAGCGGTCGCAATGTGCCATGTCCCGCCGTAATCTCGGCCTGCGCGATATCATCGACCAGCTCGACTCCAAACTCCAACAGGTATCTCTGCTGCGCCTCGACCACACGGCGGATTCCGCCATCGCCCGTGTCCTCTTTCGTGAAATGCGGTTCGAGAAAAAGTTTCACAGTCTGATTGCCTCACAGCCGATTACTGGATAGTCATGCTGAACAATTTCCCTGAATTCAATTCCGTTCCAGCCCTGCCCCAACAATTCAATGAAACTCTCACGCGTGAAACCATTCAGGTGTGGATTGCGCTCGCTCCCGTAGATATAGCGCATACATTTTACTGAATCGCTTTGGGCAAATTGTCTCACAGTCATTTCGATGTCCGGGAAATCAATCAGTAATCTCCCGCCTGGAACTAGAACTCGTCTGGCTTCCGAGACAATTCGCCGCGCGGTTTCTGGTGTAAAATGCTCGATGGCCTGAATCATCACGATTTCTTCTACATCCAGCCACGGCCATGGAAACCGAGTTACGTCAACTTGTTCATCAATGAAATTTGTTTTCGGAAATCCGATAATGCGGTTCTGGTAATAGTGTGCCAAGTCAGTCGGATAATAATCTATGACGTTGCCATTCACGATACAGCCCACTCGATCTACATTGACGTAACCGAGTAGGTATACATCACCGCAACATAGATGCAGTTTCATAATCGCGAGCGAGCGACTTTCGTCAGTTCATCCGTGCGCCAGATTCCGAAATGCCAGATCGGTTCGCGAAACTCGCCGGCGTCTTGACCGAAACGCATCGGTACGGCAATCGTTGGACCGTCCTTCATCCGAAATCGCTCACCTGCAATCATCTCCGCGTGTCCCAACTCATTCGCGCGCGCCGGTTTTTCCAAGTCTCCATACGTATCCCAGAATCGCCGATGATACAGATGAAATCCGACGCTACAAATGTAGGAATCCTTGCTGCGGGCTTTGTCGATACGCCACCAATGCATCCCGTCACATTTTACCAAGTCCGCGCTCGTTTCTGGGTCTTCTCCCAAGCTTCCCCAGAATGCCAACCGCGAGAATCGCACGCATCCTATTTCGGGATGGGTCAGTAGCAAATCTACATCGGGTGTAATGTCGAATGGAAAACGCGGACACATATCATCGACCGCCATAACCCAGATTTCGCCACCATGATGCGCGCAGGAATTTATCATCCAGGACGGATTGCCCACGGTCTCAATCGTCAATTCCTGCCCGTCCGCAATCTTCTGAAAATACTGAAAGTCGTTCGGATTGCTTCCACCATCCGCGATGTGGAATTTCACCTTGCCCGCATACTGAATTTGTTTGCACGCGCTCAGCGTCATGGCAGCATACCAGGGACGGCGGCAGGTCAGAATGCAAATCGTCAAGTCAGGATAGATCATACCTCGCGCCGAAAAATCTGCAAATTCTTTTCGAGCCAATGGGTCGCCATGTGCGTATGTGTCCACATCTCGACCAGTCTCAGCGTTTCCGCCTGCGCGTACCGCAGACCGCGTGATAACATTCGCTCGCGCCAGTATTCCGGCTCCTGGCAGTTGTAGTGATTGTATCCGACCTGGCCAGGAATCGCGGCGGTGAGAATGAGCCTCCCACCTAACTTGACGTGCTTCGCCAGCGTATCGCAAAACACGTTCGCGAACTCGGGTTGAATGTGTTCCGCAACTTCAATCGATGTAACCAAATCGAACTGCCAACCCCAATCGAACGGATAGCTCAAATCGTGTTGACGAATCCATTCCGAATCGTTCGGCAACAGGTCGACCCCGTGCGCCTTGATGCCGAGCTGCCGTGCGAGCCTGACCATCGCGCCTGTCCCACAACCCACGTCGAGGTAGGAAACTGGCTCGCCGAACGCGGCGAACACCGCCATAATCGCGAGGCGGTTGCCGCCATCGAATTCCTTCAGACCCTCAAGCCAGGTCTGTTGCTCTAGCGTAGTTTCCAACATGCCATTCCCAGGTATGCCTCAATCCATTTTCGAGGCGCGTTAGCGGCTGCCAACCGGTGCGCTGGATGCGATGCGTTTCGAGGACGCTGTGCTGTGCTTCGCCGACCTTACTTGCGCGATGCAGAAACTCATTCGGCTTGCCCGCGATCTGCGCCAATATCTCGCACACTCGATTGACGCTCGTTCCCTTCCCAGTCCCGCAATTGAATGTTCCGTGCATCTTCAATCCACCGACATTTAAGTTTGCCCGTGCGATGTCTTTGACGAAGATGAAATCGCGCGTCTGTTCGCCATCGCCATTGATGGCAAAGTCTGACTCCTCACCGTTCAGGAACCGGATACAGTGAGGAATGAGTTGGTTCTCGCCAACCGGGGCTTGGCGCGGACCGTAGACATTGCCATAACGCAGGATGGTATAGCTGACTCCGGAATTCTTGATGTACATTTCTGCGGCTAGTTTCGCGATGCCGTAAGGCAGGTTCGGTCGATAGTCTCCATCGTCCTCGAAGAAAGGCGGGCGAGCATCTGGTGCATAGACCGCGCTGGTTGAGGCGAAGACCAAGTGCGCGCCGAGTTTCTTCGCCAGCATGATCATTCGCAGAGTTCCCAGGATATTGACTTCCGCATCGAACTCCGGGTCGTCGATGCTCCTACGCAGGCTAGGTTGCGCGGCTTGATGGAAGATGATGTCGATCTGGTGATCGCGCGCAAGGGTCGGCACATCTATCTCATCCAGAATTGAGGCACAGTAGAACTGTGTCGCGGCGGGAACGTTCTCGCGATAACCGTTGGATAGATCGTCGACGACGATAACCTTATGCCCCGCGCGCAAAAGCTCATCCGCGATGTGCGAGCCGATAAAGCCCGCGCCGCCTGTGACCAGTGTATTCATTTGCTCTCCGATCCTGGGATGGTAACAGAACCCATCCCAGGATGACAAACTCAAAACCGTTACGCTTGCGGACTGTAGTAACTCGGAGGCGTCTGCGGACTGTAGCCACCGCCATCCACATAGTACGTTCCGCTCGGATCCCAGTCGCGCTCATGGACAACCGGCGTATAGCGGATGCTGGTCAGCCGACCCGCGATCATCGGCGTGAGCAACAACAAACGCGGCTCGGTTTTCGCCATGAGTTGGACGCACCAGTTGTTCGGTGGTTTACGATGCCATGCGAAGCGACCGCCGTCTGACACGTCGAAGAACCCGCCGGGTGCGAACGCCTGCGCCGCCGCTTGGAAACCGTTCGGCGAGGAGTAATCAAAATACTCCAAGTACGTTACCGGCGTGTTTCCCAAAACCTTCAGCGGCACGACGTAGATTTGCGAGGAGTAAACGCCCGCGCCGACGTTGGTCTCAGCAATCGCATCATCCTGAACTACGGGAACTTTCTCGCCGTCAATTAGGAGGTACGATCCCGCGCGCATCTGGTCGCGCAGGTTGACCGAATCGGTCGCGTCCACAACCGACGTTCCGCCCGCGCTGTCCGTGCAGCGGTAGGTATAGTACGAACACGGCCAGCACTCGGTGATGAGGTAGAACAGCGTCGGGCGCATCGCGAGTGCCCAGGATGCTGGGGACAATCCCATCCGATCCGCGCGGTCTCTCAGCTCGCGCATCATCCACGTCAAGTCCTGCACCATTGTCGTGCAGGCCGTTCCGACGTTGAGGTTGCCGAAACTCTTAACGTAGGAATCCGCCGCCGGGCAAACAACACCGGTCACCGCGTCGCGATAACCACTGTTGATGAGAATGTCCAACCCGTAGAATTCCATGTAGCCGTTGTTGAGCGTGTTGTTGGTTGGATTCCCGGTGTAGATTTGCGGAGCAAAGTCGCGTGACCAAATCGTACCGAACTCGAACAGTCCCTTCGCGATGTCGTTCCCGACTGGATTCCCCATTCCTGGAATCGTCGGCACGTTTGGATTTCCCTCATCGAACGGATTGTTCATTAGTTGCAAGTCCAGGTGATCTCCGCGATCCTGGATTTTGCCGAACGCATCCAGTTCGAAGACGCGCGTCTGACGCGAGTATCGCCCGAATACGAACTGATGCATACACAGTTTCGACAAGCCCGCGTACGGCGGATCATCGCACGGTCCAACTGGCTCGCTGCCGGTCGAATCCGTGACGCCGGTGAAAATGCCGTAAAGCGGATTTACCGTGTTCGCGGATTTCGTCGGCAGGATAGATTGCAAGCCGCGAATCGGGAGAACCATCGCGGAGAAGATTGGCTTCTCCAACGCAAAGTGGGAGAACAATCCGCCGCGTCCGTGCCCCATGATCGCGTTGGGCGTCGCGGATGGCACATTGCGCTGCACGCTGCCGCCATTCGATTCCTGGATGAGCGCGCGGGCGAGTTGTTTATAATCAACGTCCATTGTCAAACCTCCTCAGATAGATGATGGCTCTCCGTGAGTTCTTTCACTTCGTAGGATTTTCGGGCTGACCCAAGACCATTTGATTGACGAAGGTCTCGAAGTAACTTTTCTTCGGGTCGTCGTGCGGTTTCTTGTTCGCGTCGCGTGTAACAGTTGACGCGGCTTGGCTCGCGCGGAACCCGCGCGGGGTCTCGCCTTCCAATTCCTTCAACCGCGCATCGACCGCGTTGATGGCCTGCTGAACGGTTTTCGATTCCTCGACCGCCGCGCCCATCTGCTTCGCCATGTCCGCGAGCATCGTTTGCATCTGCGCCATCTGCTCGACCATCGTTTTGATTTCCTCAGCGGACATGGCGCGCTTGACGATTTCCGCGATGAGTTTTTCTTCATCCACGTCGCGCGTCACCATATTCTGCGCGGCGCGGTTGGCGGTATCGGCGCGGTCTTTGAACGGTTCGGCATTATCCTTGCCAACCAGCTTGACGAGCGCCTCGTAAACTTCTTTTCTCATTCTCTTCACCTCCTGGGTTACGCCGATGGACGTGAGTAAGGAACTCGCTCGATCCACCGGCACAATCGAGATTTCGATATTTTCGCCTTTGGTGTAAACGGGAATCTTCACGCCGCGCGCCACTTCGATGAACGTAGGTTTCTCAAGTGGATCGAATCCAATCGAGGTCGCCCAATCCTGGGAATCCTTTTCGAGCGCGTCCATCGCGGCGCGGGCGAGGTCGGTCTCATCGAACGTTCCCGCCGCGAGGTAGAGCGCGTCGTCGCGCGCGAGATAATCCGCCTGACCGAAACGAATCAAATCGCCCTGATGGTAGAATCGCAGTTCGGGATATTCCTTCGTCTCCTCGGCGCGCGCGATGAACGAATCGAACAGCGCGCGCGAATCGATCTGACCATCGCGATTTAGCGCGGCGGTTGCGGCGATGGCAAGCCAACGCGCTTTGCCATCCTTCTGACGAATGACCGTTACGCTCCGCGATTCACTCGATGGGATGGGGATTTCGATTCTCTCTCCCAGCGTCACGGAATCATCCGCGCCGAGGGTCACGTTGACGCGCCAGATTCTGCCCTGACCCGAACAGAGCAGATACATTTCGCTGCCTTCGTGGTACAGGTCGATGGGGTCGAGCACGGTCTCTGGGTCACGTTCAGTGCCTGGAGGATAGAGAGTCCCGTAAATTTTATCTTGTAGGTCACTCATGGAAATAGCGCGCTCGGTTAGGTGTGGCTCGAATACTGCGCGGACTTGCTCGAATAGTTTTCGGAATGGATTCATTGCACCTCGCTGTTCTTTTTCATGCCACTCGCCCGCGTCGTTCTGCTCGTACTGTGTCTTGATGGCACTCCACGCAATCGCCATCGCGCAGGACTCGCGATCCTCGCGCTCGGCACACGTGCCGTCGTACGCCGAGTTGAACGCGGCGACGCCAATTTCAATCGCATGGTCCGGCAGTTTCTCGAACGCGGCCGGTGGTTCCGATACGGTGTATGGCATAGTTCCTCCAAAAACAAAAGACGCCGAGAGATCGTAACGCTCTCGGCGTCCTGGGCTTGCGCTATCAGCGCGTATTCAGTTCGCAGGTCAAAAGACTAAATTTGAGAATAGGTCAGTGCGGCCAAATCGAAAATCTTTTCCTCGCCGCGCACGCGCACCTGGAGCAATCCCCTTTTCGGGTCGAACATCGCGACGAGCTTACCACTGTCCAACTCCAGCCTAATCCAGTCCGGATGAGGACACCAATCCGAGGATATTATACTAGGATTCGGACTGGATGTAAAGAGTCTATCAGAGTAGGCGGCGTCCATCGTCACTCACGATACGACACTCACAATTGTAGCCGTTGCATTGCAAGGTCTCTGAACCTGGCTCGCGGGGAACGTAGCCACGCGAGATAAACCACTTGACCCGATGGCGCGCGCCGTTCAGTCCGTTGCACGTATCGCAATGCTCTTTCGTGCGTCCCAGTGTCCACGTCCCCGATGCGTTGGATTGTGCCGAGGCGCGCGCAAGGTTACCGAGCGTGTTGAGTGCTTCAACCCACAGTGTCACGCGCTCCGCGATGCTGGACTGCGCGGCTTTGTCCTTGCGCGCGTCAACTGTCGCGTTGGCAAAGTCGCGAACGTGTGTCACTTGTTCCGCGATCCAACCGGCGATAACCTCACGATCACCGACATCTATTTCATCCTCGTCAATTCCCATCGCGCGTAAACCTTCTACATAAACGCGCGGCGCGGTTTCGCGAATCAATGCCCGATGTGCACGCGCCATGTCCGTTGCATCCATTCGCCCTACGAGCGTATCGGCGATGAAACGATTCAGCCCGTCGCGATATTCGGATGTGACCTCGCGAATCGAGCGCGCTTGTGTAATTGCAACTGGCTCCGGCTCGGCGGATTCCTTTTCCTCATCGGTGAGCGATTCACTTGACGTTACATCCTCGGGAACGAACTCTTTCGGAATCATCTCCAAGTCCGCGAGGATTTGCTTCGCCTGACCCGAATTGAGAATCGCTTTTTCAACCAGACTACCAACCGCATCCGCATCCAGCTTGAATACGTCGGCCTGTTGTTTCTGGTCGCGCAGGTCTTTGCCGCTGAAGGCGAAGATGATCGTGTCCGCAACCATCCACTCGTTCGATTGGTGCGTGAACTGCTTGCGCCACGCGGCGAGATTCTTGCCCTTCGCTTTGTCCTCCAGGATTTGCGATTGCTCTCCGCTGCCTAACGGTCTACCGGTGAGCGGCTGCAAATCCTGCACGTCGAGACCGATGGCGTTCGCAGTCAATAGCGCGCAGTTGTTGAATTGCTTTTCGTATTCGAATCCGTCCGGCAATTCCGCGAAGTTGATCCTAGTATGCGTGATCGCAATGTCGCTCAACGTCGGCACAACCACCGCGCCCATGTATTGAATGTTCCCACGTCCGCGATTATCTTCCTTCGCGGATTCAATCGCGGTGCGGAGCTGCGGTTCGCTGACGCCGCCCACCATGTCTACCGCCAGCGGTCGCTCACCGGAAACTTTCTCGTAGATGTATCGCTCGATGGCTTCGAGTTTCTTGATTGCGCCGTGACCGCGTGAGGCCGCGCAGAGTCCGATGCCGTAATGCGTCGCGCTGGGACTTGGCATATCTGCGAGCATGACAATCTGATGCTGACGCAACTCATGTTCCGCGCCCTTGTCGTCGCGATAGTACGCGACGATCTCGGAATCGCCGGTGCGAGTGACGCGCAGGGAATCGAGATGCACGAGACCTAGGATACGCGAGCCACCGCCCTTCGACGCTCTGACAATCTCTATAAACGCGCCGTTATCGGTGTGAAGAAAATCTTGGAGATGTTTAGATAACTCATCGGTGAGAAACGGCATGAGGAGGTCTTGCGCCTGTTGCCGTAGGCGGGGAGTTTCGCCTTCGACTTTCCAGTCGAGCGATGACATTTTCGCAATCGCGATTCCGACCGCGCCGGTCCAGAAATCGTGATAGGGTTGATAGAGCAGTTGACGCAAATACCAGTCGCGCGCCGGCGACCAATACGCTGGCAATCCACCGGACTTGACCCAGGACGGGTTGAGCATCCAGTGAAACACCGGTACCTGGGTTTCGTCGTCGCGCGTGACGGAATATTTCTTTACGTCGTATTCGATGGGCATGGGGTTAGCGTCTCAATCATTTCTTGACCGTCGCGCACAAGACTTAGAACAAAACCGTGTTGAAGCATATCGGTTCACTTGGAAGATATGTCCACATCTTTGACATCTTCTGTTTTCCCAGTCCTTTTTTGATCGCAGAGTGTCAATAACTAACTCCTACGCAATCTAAGCATCCAGCATAATCCTCTAAGTGCATCCGGTCCGTGATCGAAACGCTTAATTGGCCGCTGGGTCTGTGGATCGTAGGCATAGGATAACATCTCAGCGCGCAGGTGGCGGCAACGCGGATGGACACGCACGCGCCGAACCTGGTTTGAATCTTTCGCGAGCCACGCTCTCAATTCCTTGATCGTCGTATCGACCTGTTCGGTGCATTGCATCGGCATCATCTGCGCCGCCATGATGCGCCCGCGGAATTCCGCCGAGCCCGGACCGTGCGAGACGAACGTCGGGCGCGGATAAGGTAATTCGAGTATTGCTGAAATGTGCGAATCGGTCAACACCAGGCATTGATAGGATTCCGCGAAAACATTCAAAGTCCCATCGGGTCGCAATTGGCATAATAGGAAAACCCGGGGATGCGCATCGGCGACAAAATAGCCGGTCTGCAAATCGCGTCCGGCGGATTGGGGCGCGCTGCCGGCGGAATAGCCATCGTCGCACGCCCAAAAGATTTCGCCCGCGCCTTCCTGGTATCCCGCTTGTTCCGTAACGCTTCCGTCGTTCTCATCCCAGACTTCATTGTAGACTAAACCGGCGGTACTGGCGCGCTTGCCTTCGTACAATCTTGCGCGCAAGACGCCCGTGAGATTCGAGAGTCGCGCAAGTGTTTCCTGACCCTGGGTCGTAACGTTGCCCTGCGCGTCGTAGAGTTTCGGATTGTCCTTGAACGTGCTATTGAGAATCTGTAATTTGCCCGATGATTCGCGCGAGTAAATCCAGTGCGTCAGCGGCGCGGGATTCATGTCGCCGAACAAAATACCTGGGACAATGACGCCGCCGCGTCCCGTCGTGCGCGTCGAGAGAATTTCCCACCCGTCCTGTTTCGATTCCTCGCATTGATTGAAATAGACCGCATCCAACGAGCCGGACAAAACCTTCCCCGGTCTGTCCATTCCGACGACCCACACGCGCGACTTGTTCGGGTATTCCGCGAAGAGCGCACCCTCGCCGCCGAAGATTTTCACATCACCGCTCGTCTCGATGAACTCGCGTTTGTAAATATCCCAAACCGTCGCGGGAATATCCACGTGATACTGACGCACCATCGCGAGACGCGCGTTAGAGTATTTTCGCGCCAGCGCATCCAGCAGATTGAGCGACGCGTACGTTTTGCCGGTTTCTGACGCGCCTTCCAGAATAAATTCCGCCGGTCGCGGTGGGTTGACCCAGGATTGGATTGTTAAATTATTGCCGCGAAACTCGAAAGACTTTTTACGTTGGGGTTGGGCTATTCTCTGAATCAGGTTCCGGCGCTGGGCTTCCTCCAACGCCAAGGCCACTGATTCCAAGTGACTTCTGGATGAATTCGACAAGTTCAGCATCGGTCATCTTGTTAATGTCAATGGGTTGTGGAACTTTACCCCAGCCGTGCTCCAGGATATTAGAATGGTCAGCCGCGATCTCAGACTCGAACATTCTTTCAATGAGGTTGTAAATGCGCGCTCGTTTAGATGGATCATTCTCCGCAATCTCTCTACCCACATCTCGAATCAGATCGCGCAATTCATCATGATCTTTCGGTCGCCCGTGATAATTGCGGTTAGGGTCATAGCCCGGCTTGAAACGGTATCCAAACTTATTTCCCTTTTGGAACCTTCCCGAATTCGTTTGCTTACCGTTTGTGCCTCTTACGGTTAATGTTTTTTTACGATGAGCCATATAATAAATAGGAACGGCGCGGAGAGGGCGAGGACGCGGAGCCAGAATAGAATAGGATCAACATCCATCAATTGATCTGGAGGGAGCGAAAGTAATTCGTGATAAAGTTCGAGTTTCTTTTTCGTGAGTTCAGTGAGATTCATCAATTTGTTCCGTGAGCGCGCGCAGGAATTTAAGGATGCATTCGTAACAGATCAAAGTACCGTAGCAGTCGAGCGGACAGCGGGAGTGGCAGAACTCGCAGATGGGTTTCTCGTTGGCGTATCTCATTCCGTCACCCCGCGCGCCTCATAGGACGAGTGGAAGAAAAGGAAATCGAACAGCATCCACCAAAAGTAGGCGGATGGAAACAGCGCGATGAGGTAGATCGTTCTGCGGAGCAACCGGTCGGCTAGGTCGTCGGGTCCAACCGGAATCGCTTCGGAAATCCGCGCCGGGTCTAGGGCGGTCGTACTAGCTAGTTCGGGCAGCATAGAATCCAATTCCCTCTTTACCTGGATACCTGGATACCTGGATAACCTGGATAGGTTGGGAATTCGTGCTTATCCAAGCCCCCCTACCCTTCCATTTCCGAGAGTGGGGTAGAGCGCTCACCGGCTCTACCTTTGCGCCGGCCGCGAATCTCCAATGCCCGGATGATGCGCTCGTACTCACCCCGGCTGATACGCTGGCCGTCCTTGAATCGATAGTCCTCGTTCGCGCCATCGGCCTTCAACCAATGCGACCTGGATTTCTCGTCATCGCCAAACACGCTCAACCGGTTGGCGAACTCATCCAAGTGGTTTACAAATGCATCAGGTGTTTGGCCTACGTTGCCCGCGCCATCTGTCAAGAGTGGCATGTCTAGCATTTGCTCGAGGCGAAACTCCAGTTCCGCCTGCCGGAAGCGCGATTCAGCTTGTACGTCCTTGCGCTCGTCTCGCAGCGTATCGAAGCCGAACCACGTGTAGAATCCAAACGACACGCCGATAGCCAATGCCGCGCCGCACGCGCCGAGCGCCATCGTGCGCAAAACCCATGAACTCATTTCAATCCATGCCCACGATGCTACGCCCAACGCGACAATGAATACCGTCGCGACAAATGCAAAGCCCGGCAGCGCGCCGATGAAATGCGCGGTGAACTCATGTGCCAACTCGCGAGTTTGTGTGTGAGACGCGGGAACGGCATCATAGAATTTAGTCACTTGATTTTGGGAGGTGGGGGCAGCCATCGTTGAGGATCGTCTCTTTCGTGTTGGATTGCAATGCGGGTGATGATGTAGATAATCACCACCATTGCCAGGCCGAACAGGAAAGCGAAAACGAGATCATTCATCTTACCATGCCACCATTATACTACCCGTTCCCGGATTTGGCAATAGCCCAATTTGCGCCGAAAACCAACATGGGAAGATAAGGGAACTTAAGCGAAATCTCCAAAAACCTGCTCGCCACAACCCCTGAGAGGCGAGAAAATGACCCCGCGTGTATGATTTCACATAGGATTGGGCTTGACGCAAATTGCCACTTGACAAACTAGCAGAAATGTAGTAGAAATAGAGTGCAAAACTATATCGGGAGGCGCAATGGAAGAAGAATTCAGACAACTCAACGTCAGAATTTCCAGTGACCTTTTTGATCGCTTCGACAGAGCGCGCGGCAAGGTTACTCAAGCAGATGCAATCACGCAAATTCTTGAATACGTATTGCCTCTGATTGAGGGAGCGCAGTCCGCGAAGCTATCAATTGGCAAAGGAGATGGCAAGGCAAACAAGATCAAAGTCACCTAACTCAATCCCCGAACGCCCCCTAGGGGAACAAAATTCAAGAGGAGTAGATATGTCAAACAGTCTAGTCAGTCAATTAACCGCCACCGCGCAACAGGAATCCTCAGGCGGCGGCATCATCGGCAAAGTCAAGCTCGAAACGGGCTACAAAGTTTTCGTTGCGGGTCTGTCCAACGCCGATTCATTTTTCCCCTGCGACTTTGACAACGCGAAGTCGAAGGCCGCGGCGAAAGAAAAAGCACAAGCCCTCGGTAAGCCCACCGCGTCATTCCAGACGATTGTCTATAAAGATTCGGTCAAAGGTCGCGATGTGACCTGGCAAGGCGACCGCTATTTCACCGTCTCGTTGTGGACGCGCGAGTTTAAGGAAATCGTTCTGCCGGCGTTGGGCACGGCCGGTATCGACAAGCTCGGCGAGCACTGGGCGCGCGTTTCGTTCAAGCCCGAATTCGATGAGACCTTCGCGAATCGCAAGGCGAAGGGCAAGGCGAAAACAAATCAGGCCGGCGAAGAGGTTCCCGATCTCATCGCGTTCGTCGCTGAGAAATACGCGAACGAAAAAGCCGCCGAGGCCGCAGCGGCCGGCGACAATCCTGCAAGTCCTACGCCGAAAGTCGCGAGCGCGAACGGCTCAGTGCCAGCAGCTTGGGTCGGAATGGAATCCGACTGGGCAAAGCTGCGTACGCAACTGGCCGCCGAATATGCCGACAAGCCGGAGAAGATCGTCAAGGCCGCGCTGGCGAAGCGCAGCGAGGAAATCGGCGTGACGGCTGATGAGATCGACGCGGTGGTCGCGTCATTTGGAAGAGCATGACAAAATGAAGCAGGGTTGAGCGGAGCAGAGCGGAGCGAAAAGTTTGGGCGGCGGCGTGGATGGACACGCGAGATACCGATGGCGCGAGAAACTGCACGATGAAGCAGTCAGACTTGTTACCCCGGACCGACCGGGGGTGGGAGCGACTCCAGTCTCAGTGATTGGAAGTAAACCGTCGGATGCGCGGCGACAGTAACCATCTATTCTGTCTCAGTCGGTATCAAGCCCGGCCCGCCCAAACTTGCAATTATCCAAGTTGAAACAGGGAGAGCAAAATGAAAAAAGATGAAATCACGATTGACGGAACAATCTATGTTCCGAAATCTCAAACATCTCAAAATGTGAATTTGCGACCGGCACAAGATCATCCATTCGAGATTGGCAAGGAGTACTTTATCCAGACTGCGACACACTACTATGTCGGTACAGTACGCGCGGTATCAGCTCAAGGTGTGCAATTGGAAAACGCTGCCTGGATTCCGGACACTGGACGATTCAACGAATTCATCTCAGGCAAATCAGAGGCAACGGAAATCGAGCCATGCGGAACGACGTTTATCTATTTCGGTGGCATGATTGCCTCAATGCCACGACCTAATTTACTGATTGAGGTGCAGTGAAATGAACGCGATCATGCTTCGAAGCTCATCCCTGATCTCGTGGTTGTGGTTGGGGTCGTGGTCGGGGTCGCGGTCGGGGTCGCGGTCGCGGTCGCGGTCGTGGTCGCGGTCGGGGTCGCGGTCGCGGTCGCGGTCGTGGTCGCGGTCGTGGTCGTGGTCGGGGTCAAAATGATCTACCGCACCAATGATGTAACTAAATGGACGCAGGCTGTGATCGCGGACTCCCAAGTTTTGCCGGGATTGGAGACCATGACCGGCGCAGACTTGCTCGTCAGTCCACTATCACAACCCAGGATGAGTATAGTAAATGAATCTTTACCGTCGCGCACCGCGCTACACAAACACCTGCGCGACGGCTTGCTCGTCCAAGTCAAGCGCGGCCGCGATTTCACATCCTCGATTCCAGACCTAGAAGAAATCCTATTCCGGATGCGCGAGCATACCTCGCGACCCTGGCTGCTCATCGTCGCGGACCTCAAAGCGAATCGGGAGGGACAGTGTATCGTGGATGGACAGGATTCAGGATTCAGCTGGAACGCGGTCGATGGCGCATTGTGCTGGTGGCAATTGCGCGGCGGCATGGTGTCAATCCTGGGTCGCGATGGATTGATAGGAGAATGGGTCAAGTGCTGGGTCATGCGACTCGAACGATTGGCGAAAGAGCCGGCGAAACAAATCATCCGACCGACGCAACAAATTCTGTTTCGCAGTGATCCGCGCTTGGACATTCTCGCGCAATTCCCACTGCTCGGCGCGGAGCGAGCGCGGGCGCTGCTCGACTCGCAGGGAACTTTGGCGAATTGTCTGACTTATCTCTCTGACCGGCACAGTCCAGAATATTGCAAAGTCGCTGGCATCGGAGGTGGTATCATCGAAAAATCGATCCAGCTTTTGGGACTAGGCGAGAACGAGATTTTATTTCGCACGTCAATTCAAGAGGAGGCAAACGAATGAAACATGACTGGCAAACAGTAATCCATTCCCGCGCAATGCAAGATTTCCTGGGCATAGAGTGCGCGCGGTGCGGTCTGTTTGTAGCTGATGATGAAATAGCGGAGTTCCTTAAAAAAGATCGACGCGCTAACCGCTGTACGCCGAAATCATCTCAACAAGACATAAAAGACAAAAAAGGGAAAACAAATAAATGAAAATACCCCGCTGGCTCATTCCGTCCATTTTACTCATTGTCATGATCGATCAATGGGTTTCTGCGACCGGCGAAGCAGACCCGTATCAAATCACGAACCTTTTCGGATATGTGCTGCCCCATTCATTTTCGCTCACTTCCGCCGCGCGCGGCATCGCTATCATGCTCGCGATCACCTACGGCATTGACACCATCCAATCATTTCTCAACAGCAAACTGGGATGGATGCGGCGGATTGGACACATTTTAATTGGCTGCGTCAGTTTGATGCTGCTCATCGAAACGACCGTGATCACCCCGTACATCATTACTTCGATGAGCAAAACGGAAATGGCGGCAACGCTCCGCACGATCCAGATATTCGGATTCAGCGCCGGTGAGCAAATCTATTTTTTGTGGGCGCTAATGGTTGCGATTATGCCGCCGCTTGGAGTCGTCATCGCCGCACTAGCATCTATCTCTGCTCCAATCGAAGAGCCGAAAACGATTGTTCGCAAGCCCATGTCGAAACCCGAACCGATTCAAGCAACCATCGTTCCCAGTGATGGCGCGAGCGCGCCGGAGACGGTAACCGTCCCAGTCCCTTTTCAGCCCCAGACGCCGCTGGAGATCGCCCGCGCCAAACGCGCGCAAGCAAAATAACCTCGCGCTTGATCGAGACGCGCGAGGGAATCAAGATCGTCATTTACGAGGAGACGCAATGACAAACCAATCTATTCTACCGGACGAACTACGCGGCGTGACCAAGACCACCGGCTATCGCGGCATCGGCAAATCCTATTTCGTGTCACAAATCGAGAACCCAGCATTGACCGCCTTTTTCGATTTCGAGAAGAAGGGCGAGGGACTGGATGCTAAACTCCATTTTGGATTGTACGTGCCAGTGACGGAGCGCGCGAGCGGCGGCGGGCTGGGAATCTATGACGTGTTCATCCAGGAGATTGAGAAACTACCAACGGGTCGATTCACTCATGCGATCATCGACAACACCGCGCCACTCGAAACCGCCATGAAAGCGGAGGCCGCGCGTAACGCCGCGAAGTA